GCTATAGCATCTCTCATAACCTTAATATATAGATTTCTCAAAACTTTTGACTTCATAAAACGATAAACCATAGCCGTGGGAAATCGCGTTGCAATTTCTGCTCCTTTTTTTGCTCCTTGTAATGCTATTGTAGAAACTGGATTTTGATAACCGTGAACTCCCATCATTACTTTGAGTACTGGATTTTTTATTTGCGTGGATTTAGCTACAAATCGAGCAATATCATTGCTTCTGTGAAATACTGAGAGAGCCTCATTTCCTTCTCGCCATTTTTTAAAAAATTCTGGCGATTGACCTCTTCCCCATCTATTACCAGCTTGAATGACTAATGACTTCACCTGATTAAGATTATCAACTGCAGTTCTTTTAATGGATTTTGGAGGACCTTCTAATGAAAAACCTGACATATTTTCAATTAATTTATTAATGTCTCGTCTTATTTGAGGAAATTTTGAAGCTTCCATATATCCTTTATGAATATGGCCTTCGATTTCATCAATGGCTCTTAATGCTTCATTTGTGTGTTGGCCTGTAATCCCACCTTTTAATTTGTCTTTCAATTTATTAAGTTGATTTTGAAACACATTTACTTCAGCAACTGCATTTTTTGGAATAGATGCTTCAGCTTCTTGCAAACTTTTTTCGCCAAATTTTTTTGCTCCCCCACCACCAGGGCCTTTTTTAAGGCCCCAAAGATCAAGCAAAAGCATTGTACCTAACTTTCCATATTCTTTTGATTTTTCGCTTCCTCCGGCTAATTCTACACCTTCTTTTGCTAATTGGCCAGCTATGGGAATGCCCAAAATTCTTGCGGATGATCCTAGTAAAGTTTTGCCACCACCTCCCAGTGCATAGGAAGCGATATCAGCGGCGGTTTCACCCACCTTTTCTTCCAAAGGATTTTGAGGTTTTGTATATCCTCCACTTGCTTTTTCGCTAAACTCTCTTAATTTCTTTTCTGTGGGTAGATGTTTAGCAATAAGACTCGCCGGATTAATTTTTTTCAAAATATCAGGTGTCATTTCATAGGCATTTCCAATAGATCCAAAAAGTCTTTCGAGCATGCGAGAAGTAATTTGAGCTTGATTTCTTTCGATTTCTCTATCAAGATCCTCATCAGATTCAAAAGAAATTTTCTCTTCTGACTTTTTTTCTTTAGGACGCAAAGTTTTAGGAAAAGATTCTTTAATTTGAGTTTGCTCTTTGGGACGAAGAGATCTTGGTAAAGATTGAGTGCTCATTGTATTCTGAAACCTTGGGGTAAATCTCCAACTTCACTTTCATCAATTTCATAAACTTGTCCATCTGGCCCTATAACGTCAACCATGCGTCCCGAAAGATTTTCCCCCTGTGATGATAAAATTTCTCCCTCATCAGCCAAGTTAATCAATTGATTATCAATATCTTCTAGTTCATCCTCAACCATTGATCTCGCTTGCTCAAATGCATCTTCTGGTGTAATTCCACTCAGTTTATACTTTGAATAAACTTTATCCATTGCTTTTGTTAGCAACAGTTCAGCTTTATTTGTTAAACGCATCTGATTCAGAATCACTTTCCTGCCTTCATATGTGTTAAATAAGCTAGGAAACTGACGCATGTAAGCTGACAGGTCAAAGTTTGTTACCCTCCCAGGGAAAGCTGTTCTTGCCTTTGTGGCTTGCCTTGCTATTGTTTTAGCCCACTGCTGTACATCGCGATTTGGAGTTTTTATTAATTCAGCTCTAGCATATGGAGCTCCCGTTTCGGGATCAATCAATAATTTTTCTAATCCACCTTCTGGAAGTGTTTGCTTTTCATTGATTTTTTCTAAAATGGAAATGTCTCGATCAAGGTCTTTAAAATCACCTAAATTATCAATTGTTTCTTTCCAAATTGGAGTATTTTCTTTTCTTAAGTTACTTTTGAAATCAACAATTTCTTTTGGTGTCATTCCTTCCGTATTAAGTTTATATTCAGGAATCTCGCCCTTTTTTATTGGGGATTTACTTTTTTCTGATGAAATCGGTTCTTGATTATTTTGGCGGTTTACATTTTCTAGTAATTGATTGAGATCCAAGCCTCTTGCCTTAGCTTCTAATGCAGCTTTTGTTAAATTTGTTCTTTCTCCTTGCCCTGTAGATTTCCAGACATTAGCAAATTTTTCTCCGAAGGCTTCCTTCATTATATTATAGCCTTCTTCATCTGCTGTATATTCTCCTCGTAATTTATCGGCTTGATTCCTTTTCTGTATATCACCTGTAAGGAGTTGACTACGAGTGTTTGGATTGCGTATGTCTCGATAAATATCTCCAAACTCTCCCGCTAGCGCTTCCCTTTCTTTCCTCTCATTCATTGCACCTTTCAAGGCTCCGATACCTTCAGCTCCCCCTTGTAGTCCAGATGATGTCATTTGCAGAAATCTATCAAGTTTAGTTGGTAAGCGATTTTCTTCAATAATTTGGACCATTTTTTTTCCTTAAATAAACATTGCTGCAAGTTTAAGAGCATTTTCAAAATTCTTGCCTTCATTTCCAAATATTCCTTGTCCAAATATTTTATCAAGAAATGAAGATTTTGGCTGTTTTTTAACCAAAAATTGTTCAGACGGTCTTTGATTCAAAAGACTTTCACTTAAACCCATCAAATCCATAATAGCTTGTCTTTGCAATCCTTGACGTTTGGAAGCAAGGTCTTGTGTGAAATCCGAGGCTGCTTGTGTTGCTGTGTTTTGGAAACCGCTGCTATGTCTGCCTCCAGTTCCCATTCCACTGAATCGAGAGGCCAAATTGCCGATTTGTCCTTGGAATTGACGTTGAGCCGGAGCTTCCATTTCCTCAAAAAGCGCCTGATCTCCAGATGCAAGTCTATTTAAATAACTACTTGGAGCCACATGCCCAAACATGCTACTAAATAAATTCATCTGCTCAGGAGTGAATTGCTGGAGTTGACCAGATTGATAACCACGTGGGATTTTGTTGCCAGTGCCGAAAGACATATATACCTCTTTATCCCTAAGATATCATTATCAAGAAATTAATTCACATGCTTCCATGTTCTTCGGCTCGAAATATCTTTAACAGTGCTCTCTGATATAAGATAGCGTTTTGCAATTTTATTATGAGAAATTCCATCAAATCGCATTTTCCTTATTTCTTTTATGATCGATTCATTTAATTTTGAATTATAATTTTTTTCTCCTCTAGCATTTCCCATCCTACCTTTTTTTGCTGCATCTATGGTATTGTCTTTGTCTGTTCCTAAAAATAAATGCTTTGGATTTATGCAAGAAGGATTATCACATTTATGACAAACTAGAATATCTGGATCCAATTTACCTCGAAATAAGATCCAAGAAACTCGATGAGCTAACATTGTTTTTCTTTTATATCCAAAATTTCCATATCCTTGCTTATGTTTCGCTCCTTGCCATTCCCAACATTCATTATCACTGATAATAATAAAAGCTAAAATTCTTTTTCGTGCTACATCATCATAATATTTTCCATTGATAGAACTTATGCACCCACATGACTTTGTATTGCCTTTGATTACATTATTAGTACTTTTAGTTGTAATTGTTCCACATTCACATTTGCAAATACATAATTTATGCTTTATTTGATCTATTATAGTTAATTTACCAAATCTTTTCCCGATATGTAATTTTTTAGGCTGCATCATGAATACATTATACTGATAGATGTGAAATATTCAAGCTTTATTAAGCCTGTGATAACCACTCTAAGACGACAACGCCACTCTGTAAAGCCGGAGATCCAGCCCCAGCTGCGAATTCAATTTGAGTCGCTGTGACATCAAAGACAATCTGTCCGGCAATCGGTGTGCCGATGTTGCCATAAATTAATCCGTAGGTCTTTGTACCATCTGTATAGGAGCCAAAACACCGCACAAATTGTCCAGGGACTACATTATTTATTTGATGATTGATCGCTGTCAGAGTTGTGAAAGTATAGACTTGCCTAAATCCCTGCTGTCTTTGATTGGCGACTAAAAACCAGGATTCTCCATTCAAAGCGGAGCGCACAGTTGGGAAAAGGGAGATCGTTCTATTATTTATGGAATTTGCGATGTCAACACGATCCCTTGAGAGTTCGACACTCAATTCCTTGATTTCCGCGGGGAATTGTTTGGTTGTCGGGATATAAGGGACTTGGTTGACTACATTGCTCGACATAATTACGCCAACATTTGAGATTGCGAGACGTCCAAAATAATCGAATGTAGCTCTATCTCCTCAAATTGATTGTTAAAATCAGGATCTCTCATCTGAGTATCAGACATTGTAAAGCCAACCTGAATTGTGTCTCCTATCAACGAAGTATTTATCCGATGCCAGATCTGTGCTTGAGATGCTGCCGTGGGCATTTGCAAGTTAGTATTTGCCGCAGTCAAGCCAAGATTTGCGCTCTCTGGACATGTATAAAGTACGGTACTATAAACAAGGGCATTATTTGTGGAATTCGGATCTGGAACTTGAGGATCTTCATTGTAGGCGTTAGCCCCATCTTGACTCAAAAAAATCAGGAGTGTGATCTGAGAACTGCTGGTTGTCGTAAGCAAATATTGTTGAGGGCCAAGTCTGGTTTTACGCGCTGTATCCCAAGCTACAGGGAACTGTTTTGTCTGTATTTGAGGGACATACATTCTTGTGATTAAACCGCCCCCTAGATATGTAAAGCCGCTTGACAATGGGGGATTAAGTGAAAAACCATTGGAGTTTATGAAAACTACTGAGAATATTTTCCCATTCACCTCGGTGGAAATCGTACCTAAAGCGCCAGAAATTGTAATGTAATCACCATTGCTTAAACAATGATCTGGAGAAAAGATTGGCTCAACAGGCGTTGCTATTCCTCCTGAAGCATACGGAGTAAAGGCAAGAGAGTTTATGGATACAGTAAATTGTGTTGGAGTGGCAGAAACCACAGTTCCCGTGAGTCCATTTATCTGAGTCATTCCAACGACACCTGTGAATGTTATATGCTGTCCTACAACATAATTATTGGCAGCGGTAACAACTGCTTGGGCCGCTTGAGAAATATTGGTAATCGTTGTTGGAAAGGAGATATTTTCAATGTAAAGCGACGTTCCTTCCCCTGTTCCATCCTTATTCCTGAAAAGCACAAATCCCTGTTGATTTCCAGCAATCACCTCGGGTTGTAGCAATGTTGAGTTTCCTGCTTCCCATGGCTCATCCCAGGTTTCCCAAGTGAGTGATGTTGGAAGTGTCGCCCAGGTTTGTCCTGTTTGTCTTCGGAATGTTCCATAAGTGGTGTAACTTTCTCTAAAAACACCCCAGCTTTGATCTCGGTAATTATATTGGAGAGTTTGGGTCGGAAATTTATAAGGAATTGAATTAACAGGATATGTGAAGAAAATCCATTCGTTAATGAAATCTCTGTGGGAACAAACGCGTTCTGTTCCATTTTCTGGAAGTTTTAATTCAAAAACCTCATCGGGAATTTCCAGATCGATTCTTTGGGCGCTTGTCTGGGTGGTGATGATAAAACCCCGACTTCCCTTAGAAATCACTCCCTCATCCATGACAACGGAAGAAAAGCTGCTTCCTGATCCCAGTTCTGAATTTACAAGGTAAAATACAAAGGGAATGATGTCATTTCCTGTGTAAATGAACCTGGCTTGCGCCCTTGTAAAGCCAATGATCAGCACATCTTCATTTGCTCCAACTGTGAGTATTTCCTGATCGATTGCAGCCTGTACACTTCCCCCAAATCCTGTGATATCTTCGAAATACGACATAGGAGTTGCCGTTTGATTAGTAGGTACTAGAATCGGAACATAACCAGGAGGCGTTGTAGGATTCAAAGGATAATTTAAAGCAGCTCCTGGTACTGTAAATGAGGCTGTATAATAAGGAGTCCCGTTTTGACTATAAACGACTGTATCTTGCAAATAGATGGGCGCTCCGGTCGAAGTTTGAACTACTGGCCCCAGAAATAGCAGCCTATCTTTAAAAGGCATAATCAGCCTGGCTCCCACTAAGTAATATTGAGCTAAGGGCAGATCAGAGAAGGAATAATTCAGATTGGAAAGTGGAGGCATAAAATTTACCCAACCAAAATGACCATTCAAAGTTGGATTTGTGGCATTTCCATTTGTAGGATCTCCGTCATACCAGCGTAAGCAATCTATTGTGGTATCAGAGCGATTTGTCAGATATTGGACAATGCCAGAAGTTGTAGCTCCTCCCGCACCTGCCAATGTTGCATTGGGCAATTCGATCGTGATTGCACCGGGTGCGGTTCCTGCTATGACATATCCCGTTTGAAAATTAATTCCAGTTATTATTGTCGGATCAAATTCATTTAAAAAGACAAAATCTCCAGGAACCAGATTAGCTCCTGTGACAGTAATCACCACTGTGTTCCCGATTGGGGCAGCGACTGCTGTGATATTTGAGAATTGCATTCCTACTTTTGAAATGTTAAAGGGTACTGCTATCCCATTTGTAGCCCACATGGCTCCCTGATAATTAATTGCCCAAAATTGCTGATAGTCCTCACCATTCCAAGAAGTTGGAGTTACATTGGTTTTTTCTGTGTAACCTGGATAGGTTCCCGTAGGAGGATTTTTATAAAAGCTAACATCATAAATGTTATATGGAAAAGCTGTGCTAATATTATAAGAATATTTTGTATCAAAGCCGATAGTTCCAGGAAACTGAGTAGAGACAGAATAAAAATCCTCTAATCCCATTGCTGGAAGATCTGGAAAATATAAAAACTGCGCGCGGATTGTATGACCGGCTGCGGCTGCAATTTGGATGGCTCCTGAAGCATAATTAATGGTTCCAGAAGGACTTAGGGTTCCATCCATTGCAGGATCTGTATAAGAAATGGCAGATACCGTATCTACGATTACAACCGAGCCAGGAACGATATTTCCATTTGTCTGAAGGCTAAACGAAAAAGTTCCGTTTGAATAAGTGCCACTCAGCAAATTTCCATTGCCAGAGGCATCTAGAGTAATCGTATAGGGAACCGTGCCCCCAGGAGTATAGGACGCATTATTACTATTAAAAAATCTTTCTAATCTTCCAAGAAGAGTTGTTCCTCGTTTTCGCTTTACTCTTCCTCTCCATTGATAGGCATTAATAAGTGTCGGAAAAGAGTCATTATCGATAACAAAAGCTGTCCTATCGTTTCGAAGACCCTTATTGATTGGGCCGACTACAATTTTTTCGCCCATTGAACCTCAAAGTTGCATAACCATTACTGAAAACTGATCTGGATCTGCAAGAACTTGCGATGCATTTCTAAATGCTAATTGAAAAGTAGTGGCATTTGTAATAGCATAAAAAACTTCTCGCGTAGCATTGAGACTATTTATTCCTATTGAAGGAAAAACTTGATAGGAACTTCCGGTTACAATATTTGCAGGTAAAGTAATTGTGAAAACTCCTACGCTGTTTCTTACAGCACTCATATTCCATGTATTTAAAGCCAACGCTGCACCATCAAATGATCCAAAAGCTTTGATCATGCTCACGGGAAAGGCATAGACATCTGTTCCAGAACCAGCATTTTGATTTCTAAAAAAAAGTTCTGAAACTGTCGAAGCACTCGCTGTATTTGTGGCTGTGGCAGATACCGTATTTGTGTAGAGTACACCTTTTGGATCTGTTTGAGCTGGAGGTAATTGGCGGCTATTAAAAGTTACCTTTTGATGCTCTCCTGCTCCTGCGGTTCCAAAAGTAATATGATCCACAGCTAAAATCGCTTTCTGAGATATATTATTCTGAAGCATCAAGGGCTGATCATTCGATGGATTGTTAGGAGCAGCCGGAATATTGTCGTAAAATGTAAAGCTCATGTGTTAAAAGGCCCTCCAATATTTGTATAAACGCCGATACCACTACCGATACCTTTGCTATAAATTGTTTCTGTTCTTGTTGCTGTCCATTGTCTCTGACTTCTTTTCCAAACGAGTAATTCCTGCTCCCGAAATAAAGGTTCATAGAATTGGAATTGCTCTATATCCCCTGTATCTGAAAGAATCTTACGTGCAGCTCCGCGTGCTATATATTCAGCCATATATCCAAAAGGAATGGCTGCGTTGGTGTTAAGGAAAGCAGCAGGAGCTAGGTATGCTTCTAATTGAACGAGATATTGAGAGTCAGGCGGATTTCTCAATGTCAAAGTATTATTGTAATAAAGAATAGATCTCGGCAAACCACTTTGAAAAAAGAAAACCTGCGCTGAAATGTTTTGATCTTGAGGAATTGAAACCGGGAATGTCACATTAACCTCACCAGTCAAATAATTGATTGTATTTGAGTTAACCGCAGGAGGTCCACCAATAGGCAAAAATTGATTCCCAAAAGGAGCTTTTCCTGGCTCCATTAAATAGCCCAGATTTACATTTGTATCCACAAACCAGCCACTGTCAGCTACTACCACATTATTGCCGTCCGCATCCAGACTCGTTAAATAAAAAGCTGATTGGACACTTGTTACGGGGACAGAGGCAATTCCTCCTGATATATTTCCTTGCGGAGCAACTGGAGGGTCGACATTATTTCCTGTCGCTACAATTCCATTGATATCAATATGTCCTCGCAAAATGCCGTTAAATGGAGGATTTTGAGGTTGATTACCTGGCAATAATGGAATTTGTATCGTATAAGGGCCTGCGCTGTTTGAACCTGTGGCCACAACTCCCAGATTTTGGACTACATTTGGAAAAAGACCATAAAAATCGCCTTTTTGAGTATGAAAAGATACTTGGATTCCATTTATATAAGCTGGTCCTAAAAATCCTTGATAAACAGGAAAGAGCCCGATATTTTGATTACCAGGTTCTATTTGCACGTTATAAAGGGGCATATTATACTTATCAACTCCAGGTTGGGTCTGGAATTGATAAGTAGTTTTAAGATCAAAAAGTTGAACGCGAGCATCAACATCCATCATCCAAAATCTATTTATATAATCTATAATTAGATTGTCGCTAATGACTGCATTTGAAGGACTTTTTATGATCCGGCGCACATAGGTAATGATATCGCTCAGCAGGTTCAAGCAGCTACTCCCATAAAAATAGATTTTTTGGAAGAAACTGGTTCAGCTGTGAGTCGTGCAACTGTTGTGTCCACAACCAATTGGCCATATATTTGACCCATGCCTGTAGCTTCTCGGATCATATTTTCTTCCATTCTCAAACGATGGTAATTGCATTTGCGGATCTGTTCAGCCAGATATCTGGGGCCCCAGACAGGCTTATTTGTGGGGACTTTCCAAAATTCAGCCCCTTTGCCACCAAATGGGTGTGTCCAAATCTCAATCATCTCACCAATAATTTCTTTATGCTCCGCGATGAACTGGACGTATTCTTTTTGAAAATTCCAATCTTCTGTGAATTTTTCATTAAATTTTTGGCGATCGGCAATTGTTCTTTCTGGTTTTAACCAAATTTCTTTCGATCTATCCATTTCCTTGGAAGAAAGTTTAGTCTGGGGCTCTTGTTCCAATTTAGGAGATTCATTCATGCGGTCAAGAGTCAACTCTTTGATTTGCTCATCGAATTTATCTTGTTGCTTTTGCAATTTGTCGATTTCTTTTTCTTGGAATTTTGCTTTTTGTGTCATCAATACCTATTGAGGTGATATGTTAATAAAAGATCCTTGAATATTTATTTGCGTATCGCCGTTGGTTGTAGCTCTATTTTGCCCATTGTCATTGACATATCCTGTATTGATGTCCCCAACACCTAGAATCTGGGGTCTGGTGGTAGCAGTCGAATTCTTGAAAGAATCCATATACCTGGAATCGATATCTAGAATCACTTGTGTTGACAAAGGAATGCTAATCACATAGGCTAATTGTTCATTCAACTGCCGAATACCGAAAGTTGGAGGAATAATTAATCTAACTAATTGGCCGATTGTATAATCTAAATCATCTGTTGCAGTTACAAGAGTAGTTAAACCTTTTATAATATTAGAAATTTCAAAACGCCTTGGCTTATAGAATTGTGGCTCTATCGGCACATTCGAGTAGGCTGGAATCGGATATGAAATCACTGTCATAAAATTAAAGCAGGGGATGTTCAGTCCCCTGCCCCTCTATACATTAAGGAATTGTCATATCGTGAAGAAATGCTCTCCAACGAATTACGTTACCCACGGCGCCTACAAGCACTGTAGATGCCAATCCTGTCAACGCACCAGAGCCAATGATGAAACCTTGGCTGGTGTTATTAAAGAACGCGCCTTGGATGGCAGGCCCATTAATGGTGTTTACAGTAGTGGTTCCAATCGGACGAATAAATGGAGGTGGATAGAGTGCAGAGCCAGAGCTAATTTGCACGCCACCTGTGTTTACATCGCCAACGGCAACGATTTGCGGATATTGCAAGCCAGATACATTGGCAACAGGAATGTTGCTATTGTAGGCTGTGTAACCCGTTGAGTTGATATTCAGCACAACTGTGTTATAATCTGTAACCGCAATGACATATGCATAGATCGGAGATCCAGGAATAGTCGAATTTGGTAGTGAATTATAACGGGAATCGCCCCAAGCTGCGGGAGTAATTCCGGCAACAGTTGGCATACGAATTGCCACTTCTTGACCCACAACAAAATTGTGAGCGTCAGTTGTGTCAATTGTTGTGGTTGTTCCAGTTGTAATACCTGTGATGATGCTTACACCAGGAGCATACAGGTAGGGATACAAGACCTGCTTGAAAGAACCTACGTTGTTTGTGCTGGTTGAGCTATCAAAGGCAGTATAGTTTGACTGGTTAGTATTCCAAGGGATTGAGAATTGAGTGGAACTTGTCACAGTCACTGTGAACGGAATTCCATCAATCTGCGGCATACCAGTTGTCGATGTCTGATATAAATCTTGGAAAATTACAACATCCCCACTTTTCAGACCGTGAGCTGATGTAGTTGTAACTACAGCAGGGCTTGCCTTTGTAATGGAGAAATCAGTTGAACCGGTATGCTGATATGTCGCTCCAAATTGAAACAACAAACCGGCACTGAATGTGCTAATACCGCCAGATGTTACAGCACCGCTCGAAAGAACGGGTGTAGCATTGAAGTAATTAGCAATTGCCGTGTCCTGACCATCGTTTGCGTCCCATGTTGCAAAAGGCACGCCATTTTGAGCGGGCGTTGTTGCAGCTGTTACATTGACCATTTCAACATAATCAGGTTTGAATGGCAGATTAATAATCTGCGCAGCACCCGTTGATGTAAAACGGCCCTTTGCCATTCTTGAATATTCTGTCATGTTATACCCCCAAACTTGTCAAACGTGTAGACAAGAGATTACGGATAGCCGTATCTTGTGTGATCGCTTGAGCTTGTGAAAATTTAACTGCCAAAGTGGCATTCTGGGCTAACATTCCAGAATAATATGGATCTCTATAAATGAGTTTCATGGAGTAACCATCTTGATTAATGTGGGTTACAGCTTGTTTACCAAGGACTGTGTTGTAATACACATCGTTACCAAGATTACTCGCGCCGCGAGCTACAGGAGCTTCAGAACTTGTTAAAATTCTGATATTGGCTACTGATCCATACTCGGTTGGTAATGCTGAGGCATTAGTAGGATAATTCCATTGGCTCAAGAAAGAAACGCTTCCTGTGCTGACCAAACTATCAAAATCACTTTGTAATTCTGTACTGGATAACATAAAATAGGCCGATCTGACAGGGCCTGTTCCAAAGCGATCCATGCCCTCGATACCGCTCATAAACTTGTATGCATTATTTGTATCGAGAGTTGTAGCCACCAAAGAAAAGTCGGTGATGCCCAAATTTGTCGGATTATCTCCATTTGAACCTCCGCCGGCGTTTAGTTGGCTAGCAGCTGAAACGATGTAGTCACGAAGGATAAGATCTTCAGCTTGTCTCATGGAGACAGCCAATCTTTCAGATACCCAAGCGAGTACCCCTTCCTGATCTTGGAGAATTACTTGTTCATTGATGATACATCCTGTACCAAAGAAGGCCATTTGAGCATCAATAATGTCACGTTGAGGTACTTGAGCCGGAGGGTCAATACCTGAGTTACCCAACTGTACTGTGGGCGGTGTTAAAGCACGTGGGCGCATAAATCTGCAAGTTGTGCCCCCATTGGCAGGCATAGAGATCTTATCGCACACTGTGATGTAGTTCATTGAAGGCGTAGGGACGTAGAGCATCGACGGAGCTAAACTCTGTAGAATCATCGGCCCAAGATTGCCAGTGGTCGTAATCGACATAGTAAATCCTTTACTTGTCATTTGATACGATATGATGATCGGTAGACGAGCCTACTTACGTCAGTTCTCGAACATATCTGGGCGGGGAGCGATACCCTATTACGCAATGCCTTTAACGTTAGGCCAACGTATTCCTCACTATATTAAATTAAATATTTTACTGTAATACCTGATTTATTTTTTTCGTTTTCCTTAAATCATGAAGCTGGCAATATATTAAGAATGAGAACAATAAAAAGATTTACACAAGTAGAAATCCAACAAATTTACTACTTACGCACTCAAGGTAAATCGGCTAATGAAATTTCTATTATTTTAAAAAGACACCTATCTGGAGTGATTTATCATTTACGAGCAATGGATAAGCACATATACATAAATAATATACCAATTAAAAAATATGTTAGATCAATAGCTTCACAAAGAGCCTCAGAAAGATTCAAGTCAATGAAATCTTTACTAAATAATGATATAATACAAAAGTTTTCAAACACTTTACCACTTCCAACAAATACCGAATTAAAAAATTTATCGGACAAGATTGAAGTCTTGGAACAACACATGGAAATTCTATTAGAAATTTTAAAGGAAAAATTATGATACTCGAAACGTCAGATTATTCGATATTTCAAAAACATTCTTCAAATAGAAATATTGATAAATCAAATTTAAATAAAATAATTAATTCAATCAAAGCAAGAAATTTACTGTATTTACGTCCTATTATAGTAAATAAAAACTTTGAAATTATTGATGGTCAACACAGATTAGAAGCAGCTAAATACTTGGAATTGCCTGTTTTTTATCAAATTCAGCCTGAAGCAGTTGATGAAGATATTATACTTCTTAACGATAACATGAAAAGATGGACGATCGATGATTATTTAAATTATTATCTTTCTAAAGGGAATATTGAATACACTAAACTAAATGAATTTATCAAAAGAAATAATATTGATTTAAGTATTGCCTTAGTTTTACTGGGGCGCAATGGGAAATTGTCAATTAATTTTCGCTCAGGTTCATTTAAATTTCCTGACAATATTGTCCGTATAAATAACAATCTATTTATGATCAATGAAGTAAAACAATTTATTATACTTAAGGGTTTTGGTCCTAAACTATTTTTGCAAAGAAATGCGTTTACTAAAACTTTAATTTCATTTTTAAATATTGAAGGTATGTTATTTGATAAATTTATGACTAAATTGGAATTAAATTTACAATGGCTTAGACCTTGTACCTCATATACGGACTATATGAACATATTTAAAAAGATTTATAATTATAAAAATCCCCATCCTATTTAAGAAGAAAAGGGCGCAGTTTAATGACGGCGCCCTTTTTCATTACTTTTTCTTGCCCTTATGGGCTTCTTTTTCTTTTTCAGCCATTGGCATTTTTTCTTTTTTGTGTTCTTTCTTGTGTTCTTTTTTTTCTTTGTGTTTCATTTTTAACCTAATCTTAGATTTGCTTTAAGTTTCTGCATTTGTTCGTAGGCACTTTTCTTGCCTGCTTCACTGAAGTCGCCTTGTGGCGCTCCTGCTGGTGTCGAAATGCCTGTAGGCTGATAGAAAGGACTTCGGCGATTGGCATCGATCTTGTCTTGGATAGAAGGTTGTTTCTGTTGTGGTTGATCAATCCCTAGTCTTTTAATCGAATGATAGACCAGTTTCTGTCTTTCAAAGCCTTCGGGCATTTGTAAAATTGTTTCTGCAAGATCAGGGGCTTTTTCGTAGAAATCTTGAGCATGTTCGCTCATGACTTTTGCAAAATCAGGATTGTTGTTAATCCAGTTATTTCTACGTTCTTCCTGTATAGCATCTTGTACGGCTCTCTGAATATCTGCCTTAGTCTCTTGCTTGATTTGTTGGCCGAATTTGGCCTGTTCTTTCTTGAGTTTCTTTTTATCTACATAGGGGTCGGCATCATCGTCGTCTTCTTCAATTGGCATTGCCTTTGCTTTCTTAATTTCTTCCAATTCTCTAGCAATGCGCTCTCTTTCTGATCTCTCTTGTGCTAATTGTCGTTCGTATTTTGATTCTAATTGTCGAAAGTTAAGTTCTTTATCACTAACTTTTGGTGCTTCACCTTGTGGCGTTGCTTCTACTGTCATATTTTTGCTCCTTTAACGCGGGTATGCGATATAATTTGAATTTAACTAAAATATTATTTATAAAACAACTAGAGTAGGGAGAAAATCATATATGAAAATTGATAGATTAGAAACTCACGACCGCTTACAGTATTTCATTGAGGATCAGCACAAAACTATCTGGAAAGGAGCCGATGATTGCCTCAAAAAGAATCCAGATTCACTCAAAATTCAAGACAAGTGCCATTACGTATATCTATTTGCGCATCCAAGGACTTGCGATGATGGTGTCAACAAGCGATTACTATGGCAACCTAGACTTACAAAGCCAAAAGCCCAGACTAATTCCTATCTTTTCAGAGCTAAATCGCATACCGATGAAGTAGAAATCTGCTGGCTTCTTCCACCTAGAGAGCATTGGTCGCAATATGATCAAGGGAATGTTTGTGAATCAAACTGGTGCGCTTGGAGCATTAATCAATTCAAATTCAATCGCAAGGACTTAGAAAAGTCTTTCCCAGATGATTTGACAGAAGAACAGGCTATGCAGATTTTCAAATCCATTTTACTAGAGTCTATTGCTACTAGGAATGAAATTTTAGTCGTTTAATTTAGCCTAGTTTTTTGGGTGGTTTTTTCAAGTTTAATGGTGGCACGGGATTAATTCCAACTGTAGAATCACGTATTGTGCCCATCTTGGCTCGTATGGCTGATCCATAATAGTCGCCCATACCTTTTTGACTTCTGGATGTGTGAAAGGATTTATTAAGCGGTTTTTTGCTGGCATTCATGAAGTAAACCTCTCCAAAGCCATTTGTTTAGGAAGCCGATTTTTTCGCCGCACTTATTGCAACAAGTGAGTTTTTTCATGAAATGTATTCTTGTTCAAGCATGCGAGGCGGAGCATAATCAGTATCCATAGTATCTACTCTACCAAATGGCATCGTTGGAACTTTTGATTTAGGATTATCTCTATGCCCGATAGGATTTCTATGACCTACGCCGTAATGCGAGCCTGCATCAACGTAACAACTTGTGCGCTCATCATATTGAGGACAGCGGAAATCCCATGGAGATTTCATTTTCTTGCCTTCTTTAGGGGCAATCGGATCTTTAAAACCAGAACGTACCATATTTACCTGCTAAAATTTCAACTTTGCACGGCTCATGCTCTAGGATCAAGTTGGAATCTCCTTTTCAGTCGTCTGCTTAAAGCGGACACGTGGCCACTGATTAGAAAGAGGGCGCAGCTTTTTAGACTGGCCCCCAAATTGAGGGGTAATTGCCTTAAGGTATCAACCAAAAGGGTTCCTCAATTAATATCTATAGCCTGGTTGTTTCATAGGACGACGCTTAATTTGCTTTTCGCTTTCTACTTGCGCAGCGCGAATAGCCTCTGTAGTGTCTTCATATTTCATAAGTTCCCCTGCACCTTCCGCAGAGCTTTCCATTTTCTCATGGACGCCTTTTGGGAAAGTTGGAGAGCCTTTTCCCCCAAAGAAACCGTGGTCATCTATGCGCATTCCGCCAGCCATTTTTACCTCTATGAGCTATTAGCCCGAATTGTTGTTTTTTCCTTAGTATATCTTTTTTGAAAATAGATTCAATCTTGATTATATCCCAGCCATTTCATTCGGATTTTGTTCAGGTATTCCCATAGGTTGCCCTTGATTTTGCCCTTGTCCCATGAGTTTTGATAAAAACTCATTAGCTGCTGATCTATTTGTAGCATCTTGCTTATCCCTATTTTCGTTTATTTCCTCGCGATAATCAAAACTTTCAATCTGAGAATTTTTAAGCAATGTTTCAATTTCTCCGTACTTTTGGATCGCTTCGAGTAATTTGGTTGTAGCTTCCATTTTCTCTTTTACGGATGTAGCATGATTTTTTGAAATCATCGATAATCTCTCCTCGAAAAGTCCGATGTTCGAATCACTTCTGCTATGGCGCTCTCTCGCTGATGCAAGATTGTTAGTTGCCTTAGTCATCAACTCTTGAAGCTTAGCATTCTCGATAGTATGGGCAAGTTCGGCCTGTTCTTGTTGCATTTGACTGGCTTGTTGCTCTTGTTGTTGCAGGAATTCAATGATTTCAGATTTTCCGGTGATATTGAGCTTAGGAATGATCTTAGATGGTGGGAAGACTTCTCTACCGAATGCTTGATTCATCTCCATCATTTGTTGGGCTTGCAAATTTTGCTGTGTAGGGGTTAGATCTGCTTCTTCTACCATTGTGTGGAACTTGGTGAAGACTTTGCTATAGAAATATGGGGAAGGCTCTTCACCGATGATTAGCTTAACTTTTTCGGCATTCCAGTTATTAAGAACAATTTGAAGAAGTCTTTCCCCTAAGATTTTATCGGAATAATCCCATTGATCAAAATATTTCTGAAACACCATGAGATTTGCGGCTGATTTCATAAGCATTGTGAGGCTTGAGATTTGCTTATCGTTTTGCCCGCTCCAATTCTCTAGATCTATCCCTGATGTTTTAAAGATAAGATCTGACATCTGTTCTGCTAGTGCTAAATCCGATTCTGGGACAGCTGATGGGATAATCTTCTCAACATCTGTCATTTCATAATCTTCATTGATCAGAACATCCCATCCTTGTCCCGATTTCTTTAGATTGTCCTCATTGGCCACAGCACCAACTTTACGTTTCCACCCTGCATTAATAGTTGCAGCCGTAATATCATTATTACTAATTACTTTATAATTAAATAAAAACTGTGGTGATCGCATAGTACGTATTAATGATCTAACACGTAAACTAGGATAATTATTATGCGGCTCATAGTTCCAATAGTATGGAATCATAGGACAACCATCAAAACCAAGGGGATTATCTCCTTGGAACATGAGTTGATCATTGAGAACGACTGCTAACTTCCAGCAAGGGACTTCAACTGTAACGGCTTCCATATCTGGGATATTGTAAAGCAACTGTTCCAGATTCTCATCGCCGCCTGCAAAGTCAAAAAATTGATTCCGCGATCTGCTGTAAAGCCGCTTTTTCTTTCTCTTCCACTTATACCACACATAAGAGAGGACCATAAGGTCGTTACGGGCTTGGTTATAGTTTTCTGGCAGGAAATAGAAGGAGCCATAACGTTGAGGCGTGCCCGCCATGGGTGTGATAGTATTGATTTTATCTGGAAATCTAGATTCAGCTTCTTCTTTTGAAATATATTCTTGAGTCCAAATAAAGTTTGCGTCCGAGGCGTCCGCGTTACGGAAAAAGGGATCAATCAAAAAAGAATTATACTCCCAAATCTTTATTTTAAGGGAGCCCTGTGCCTGATCATCCCCTGTAAAGTCAAGATATGGCTGTACAAGCACCATACCAGAAATAGCGGCTAATTCCTTGGCTTTACTCTTTTGTTCGTGCAGATCGCCTGCATTGGCTTCGTGGATGATAAGTTTTGTGTATTGGTCAACTGTAAGAGGGTCAGCGCCCTCCGATGCTTGAAACATCCATTGTTTGCGGTGTTGTCTTTCGTAGCCTGTCACCATATTGATCGGTTGCTGGCAAAGATTGAAATAGTATTGCTGGTTTGTGGCGCTCGATGGGGTGTAGGCAAAGTATTGGTTTACAAAGTTTTGAGCACCTGCATAGAAATAGGTATCGGTATTGGACTCTCTCCAACGCTCTTGTTCAATAGGGTTAAACTTGGCAAAGAGGTTGTCGAGCCACTGGCGGACGTTGCCTTGGTTAGGCTCTAATGCATTGTTCCAAGGGGGAAAATAAAATGCCAAAAATACCTCGTGAAATGTAAAGCAGCTTTACTTTGAAACATATCACTAAATATTTTATTTAATCAAGATAGGGGCTTTTCGGGTCGTTTGTTGCAATAGAAGCAATTAGGCTCTCCACAATTTGCTTCTTTCCATTCATTGCAGTTGGGACAGTAGTGGGCGTCAAAGCGATCGCTGTAGAGCAATTTTATATTGCATTTCTCGCAAAACCGGCAATCAAATAAGGAAACTTCTTTCATTCAATCTTGCCTCCCTTAATGTCGATGATCTTGCAGCCCATCCTCTCATATGCAGTATTGATCAGATCTTTGAAATATTGGATGGGTTTTTCCTCTTTTGTATATTCAAAAGTTATGACTTCTCTTAATGCAAGTCCGTCCATGCCTAAATCAAGTTTGGACATTAAGGAACTCAAATCTCGCAAAGAGGAATCTTGATAATAGAATTCGAAACGGTATTTTAGAGGCTTTGTCACGTAAATTTTCGGGGTGTAGGGTTAAATCTTCCTTGCATGTAATCGTTATTGTCTTGCTTATATGGCTGATATGGAGTAACTTTGTGCGTATATAGGGCATAGCGTGTGGCATCGATTGAGTGATCATCTTTCTTAAGTGGCTCATCATCCCCTTTTTCAGCGGCTTTCCCATCCCAGACATAAGATTCTAACTCGCGTATGAGATTATCGCAACAATCTAAAACGAAAAGGTTGCCCTTTTGCATTTCGGATGTCATGAAGGTGATTCCATTGAGTACGTCATTATCGGCGTCTACAACGTGAATGCCACGCTTTCTAAGCTCTAACTTGAATGCCGCGGCACTTGGGTCCACATAGACAGCTTTGACGCCGTAGGGCTCAAGGAAAGCCTGTACATCGTCTGCGTATTCACTATTTGTTTTCTGGCGCTCTCTTTTCTTGGAATCCCAGACATACTCTTTCTCTACCCATCTACAGATTCCACTCTGTGTATATTGCCCAGTGCTGATACCAATAAGCTGGCAGGCGAAGTTATTGACTGTGCCGTAGTCGATTCCTGCAATCCAGTATTCGGCGGCTCTTGGCGGCTTGCGTACAACGTGGATATTTTTGTCAAAAAAGTCGAAAATCGCTCCTTCTGCAAGGCACCATACGCCGAGGTAGTTCCGTTTATAGAACATTCCCGTTGAAGTATCTCTAAGATTTTGTTTATAAGCTTCGGGCAAGTAAGGGTTATCATCGATTGTCCAATGTAATGAATAAAAGTTTTTGTCTCCCTCTAGTCCCCTGTCTATCCATTGCTTAATGATATGGGTGGGGTGTTTGGGGTTCATCGCAGCAAATCCCATACTCCAATCTTTCGACAGGCGAGAGTTGATCATCTCGATGATGGATTGAGGATAGAGCGTCATTTCGTCGCATAAGACGAGGGAATAGGTATCACCTTGGAAATTACCCACTGCACCTTCATCTTTCGCTCCAAGGACAGTTATGACTTTGTCCCTGAAATAGAGCTTCTTACCTGACCAATTGCAAAAGGGGCGGAATATAGCGAGGGTGGGGTCTTCCATGATTAAGCGGATGACATTTCGATAGGCTGTGTCAAAGGTATGACCTACGATAAATATTTTTGAATCGGGGCAATCATTTGCCGCTTGCAAAAATCTAAATGTTGTTGCTACAGTTTTTCCAGCTCTTACAGCTCCATGGGCTATGTTCCAACGGGCTGTGCTGTTTATGATAAACTCTAGTTGTTTTGGGGCTAGCGGTAATGTCATAAACTTTTGTTTAGCATATCAATTATTTTTGGAGAAGCTCTAGATTTGAAGAACGGCCCTTACATTTTAGTCAAAGCACCCGCTGATTTTCCCGGAAAGAAGTATCGTGGAGTCTATGCCTATGAGCATACGGTTGTGTGGTGGTTGCATACTCGAATTATTCCGCCAGAGGGTTATCAAATACACCATAAAAACGAGTGCCGGACAGATAATAGGTTTGAGAATCTTGAAATGGTAAATGGTAGCACGCACACTAGGTTGCACAATGCTACCACAAAAAAGAAAGCATTTACCCTACTAGTCTGTGAATGGTGCAAAAAACCTTTTCAATTGGCTACAAAAAATTATAAAGTTAAAAGCAACCAAGGACAAAAGAATTTTTATTGTTCTCGCAGCTGTCTTTTTAGTAAACAAAAACAAGGGAAATATAACCTATTACACTGTAGCTCAGTAGGTAGAGCACGCGCCTGTTAAGCGCGTAGTCGTTGGTTCGAGCAACCAGTGTAGATTTAAAAAGATATATGCATATGAAATTTGAATATACAGAATTACCAGATCATATCATTGAAGAAATCACAGTTTTGAGAAAACAGATTTTAGATCTCTTGCTAGAGGTTTTGCTTCAAAATGATAGTTGTGTGTTTTTCGCGGCCTATATGGGGGCTTGTACCTCGTTGATTTTAGCCAGCTTTCATCAAAATCCCCAAGCTGTAAAATCTTGCGAAATGTTTCTTAATAAGTTCTTTGCTGATTACCACGCAGGGGAATTTAAAGACTTTAGCCTCGAGGAATGATATGAGTGTTACCAAATATGCTCAAATACCTCTGTCTGTAAAAGAAATCTCGAATCATCCCTACAGCTGTAAGTATATCATAAGGGACTATGGAGATTACAAGACTATCAGCAAAGTTTGTTTTATCAATGGGCAATGGGACTTAGCCTCTCGTGTAGATGCGTATATCTACTGGGTAAATCCTCATAGGCCTATGGAATGATGGAATATCCACAAATCACACTTGAAGCCACGCGCTTAATTTATCGTTTCTACGAGATAGAGCAATCAATTATTGAGTTGCGAACTGATCTTCTCAACAATGCCCCTATTATCTTATCCATAGAGCAAGACGCCCGTCTCATAGAGTTAGATAAAATACTGGATGAAGTAAATGAATTATACGATTTAATTACCTTAAAATATGGATACGATCAACTTAATTCCATATTAGATAAATTAGATTCAAAAATAGAATAAATCCCTTTTATAGTCATTTTCACCTAAAACATGTAAATATTCTTTTAATTTATTTTTCCTTGCCTAAATCCTGCATACAATGCTATATTGTATGGCATATTCGAAACCAAGGAGATACACAATGAAAACACAAGAAATAACAACCACAAACCTAGCAGATTTCTGTTATCGTGAAAGATGCATACTGGCCAACATTTTAGATAAATGGAATAGCTATGGGCTTCCCAAGGGCTTTAACGATGATGAAGTAGTCCCAATGTTAAATAAAGAAAGTGGATATGTATTTTTAACTAATGCAGATTATCAATGCGCAATGATGAACGGAAGCAAGCTAGAAATCTGGCACGTTTGCCCCAATTGCGGCTATGAAGGATTTGAAGAAGATTGCCAGCTAAATGATGATGGTTGTAACCAATGCAAGGAAGGAAAATAAAAAATGGATTATCAAGAAGACTTGAATGAATTAGGAAGAGAGATTGAGACTTTAATTGAATTTTACAAGGACAAATTGCCTGCTTACGAAATTGTAGCTCGACTTATTGCTGCTGGTGTGTCACTGTCACTAGCTCGTGCCCCTAATGATTTAGTGGGCATAAAAACAGTGCATGCCGCTATCGAAATAGGCATCTCTGAATTTGAAGAAAATCACTGCTAGAGGAAATATGAAAAGAAAAATAACAGCCTATTTATCCGATGAAACGGAGATTGCGCTTACCGAGATTTACTTAGCGCGATATAGAAATGATAGAAGTATTGATAAATCAAAAATTGTATGTGAAGCAATATTATTACTATATAATTTAGAATTTAGTGAATTTAAAGAAAAGGATAAATCAAATGACCTTCCAAGACGAAATTAGAGAACTAATCAAAAAGCAATCCAAAATAAACCCTAATGCATGTGATATATGCGATGCCCTTATATCCATATGTTGTGATATCGCTTTTGACTTTTTAGGAAAAGAGAAAGGACGAGATGAATTGTTCTACATGATTGATGATTATTACCTAGAGGAAAAAGTAAATGCTGAATAACAAGGAAAGCAAAATGTTCTGTGTGCGAATCCCCGTGGATTTGCACAATGTAGCCAAGTCTATGGCTTATTCTAAAGGATTGACGCTTCAAGATTGGATAATTTCTTTGATTGAAAAGGAGATTTATACTAAACATGAAGCCAAAACTTTAGACGATTTTAAAACATGGGGGAAATCCAATGAGAAAAACCGTGACAAATGAATCTCGCACTTTTTTAGAAATGACTTTACATTTAGATGAAGAGGAATCCTTAATTCTACGTGTCCCTACTTTTTGGGATGATATTAACAAACAGTGGATAGGGGCGATTAAAACCCCTAAAACAAATAAGTTACTAGCAGCGTCAGGTAAAGATTCATTTGAGCTTCAAAATAAATTTACCAAGCTTTTTTCTAAGTATTTTAATGATCCAGAAATGAGCAAAGAAATATATAGCATGTTCAAACCTTTGTATATTTGGGAAGCGACGGAATCAAAATGAAAAATGATGCCATTGAGGTTACTCAGAGTTTACCTACAAAACAGGAATTAGTGGATATGCTAATGGCGTTGAGCAGAAACTTACAAGAATTACCGCCGCAAGCACTTTATGCCCCTGTCAATCACGCTGATTTCGGCTCGCTAGTTTCATTGCTTTGCTCAATCTTTTTAGCTGATTGAAGGCAACTAAGTTGTTTAATCACCTCAAGATATTGATGTGTTGTATCGGCATCAACTTCAGGGGTAATATTTTCTTTTTGGTTAAGGCGTTGCTTGCCGAGCCAAATAAGCATGGTATTGTCGCGCCCTTTGACCGCTTTATCATATTGAGCTTGGCGTATAAAAACATTTCCTACGTCGTGGAGCCTCGAGGCATATTCGGTGAAAGGCATTCCTTTGTCCTTAACAACGCGGCTATAGAAATTATTGCAATGCATGTCGAAATAGGAAGCAATTTCTGTGCCCGGGCAACCAACTTTTAACATTTCGTCAACCTTGTCCCAGTTAATCGGTTTAGGTTTTCTACCCATCTTTTTGCCCATATTCACCTCAAAATCATTTCTGCCTTTATCTTTATATCATCAGGTTCGCCCTTAAATTCCGCAAGTAATTCTTTTAAACATTCTGAAATATATGGATCTTGCTCACTCATAGCGATAGCTTCATAGCAAAGAAAGCTTTTAGAAAGCCTTCGCTTCTCCTCGTCTCTTATTGTAATTGTTAGCTCAATGCTCATCGTCATACTCCATCTTTTTTTTCTGAACAAAATTCAACACCAAATCAAGAGCCGCTTGAAATCCCCTCGTATAGGCATTTTCTTTAAATATCTTATTCAGTTCCATTTGGTTATAGATATAGGTTACAATATCATTGTACATTTTTTTTCTCCCCGACACTTAACACATAAACACGAAATCCACGAGTATGGAATAGATAGGCTAGATTCTCTGCCAACGCGCCCCTCTTTTCCGCATCGTGTACATGTAGATTCAGATTCTTTTATCGCCTCGTCAATCAAATCATTTATTTCATCAGTTTCAGAACTTAAATAATATCTTAATGATCCAAATTTTTCTTTGATAGCAATAGGGTAAACATCTTCTATTTGTTCCCTTTTACAAATTTTAATAATTTTTTCTGTAAGAATTTCAATTAATTTATACCATCCGGGGCCGCAATCAATAGTCTCACATTTTTTAAAAAACTCTGGATATTTTAAGACAAGAGGCAAGTAGACATCGCATGAAACAGTTAAGGCTTGGTTACATCTTTCCATCTGGGTGTCATTGGTGGCTTCTTTTTCGACGTTTTCTTTTCCTTGGGCTTCCATGGCGCTAATTCTCTTCCTTCTATCACAATGATATTTTTATTTTTAAAATAAACATTTTCATAATCTTGCACGATTGCATTTAAAATTTTTCTGGAATACAGCAACCCAAATCTATATTTTCTTGCCAAAAGCAATGTGGATAAAACCCCAAATTTATTCAATAACTCTATATGATCTTTCGTATACATGGTCTGATAATTACCGTTTTGTTGTAAATAAATATATTTTCAACCGTTTAAACTCAGATACTTGTAAAAAGCACTGTAAATTAAAATTTTGAACTTCGAAAAAATGCCCCCACAACCCTATGTGAACTGGGTCTAATTTTTATATGTTTTGCCTCTTTAAAACGGTAAATCTTGCGCTGGATTTGCCTTTTCAAATAAAGACGCATCAAAGTTAGAGGCTGGCACTTCCTCAATACCATTCTCAATACAAAATCTTTTAACCTGTTCGTTCATGGATTCCATAAGCTGGCCATTATAGGCGTGTGTTTCAAATTCCGCGTACCGGAAATATTTTGGCTGCCCATTCACTTCTCTTTGAAAAGAGGGCAGGTTAAACCATTTCTTATCGCCGCTTTGCACATGGGCTATTTTTCTGAAAATTAGTACAGCCGGCTTTTCAATTTTTACCTTGATATCCGCATACCCTATTGTTTTATTCTTATTCGCTCTTTCATAGTATAAGATTTCCATTAGCTACCCGCTTTCATAAGTTGAAAATTTAAATATACCTCGCATTTACGGCGCATAATATCCATAAAATCGAGGAGTTGCCCGATTTCCGTTACAGCATCAGATGATCTCTTCTTGTCCAAGATGTTCAAATACTCAAGTAAAATCTTGAATTGTTCCCTAATGGGCTCGTAAATGCTTTTCTTAGTTATTTTTTGTGCATCGCTTTTAAGGTTGATGCTAGCTGTGCTCTTTTGCGTGTCTTTGGGTTTTTCGAATGTTCGGCCGCTTCTAACTTCGATGCGGGAATTTTCTGGCCCTTTTTTACGTTTAGGGATTTTCGCAGACTGCCTTTTTCCTTTATTGCCTCTTGAATCCATTTTTTTTCACTCATTTTGGTTTCCATAAATTCGTCGTTGAAATATAGTGCCCCCGGATAATATATCCGTTCCTTAATCATTCACTCACTGAGCACCCCCTTGATTGGGGGTGTTTTTATTTTTTGGAACTTAAGATCATGAACCTATACAAGGTTCGCATTAAGTCACGAATTTCCTCTTCATCTTGCCCGGCTGCATATTCTCCCAGACGATCTAGCAAAAAATCCATGCGCTCCAAATTTGGAATGTTATTTTTAGCAAAGAAGTTGTCAATGATATTTTTTAACGCAGTTCTCCACGGAATCACTTTTTCTTTTTCATTTTTTTGCATGACTCGATCTCTTTGTCAAATTTCTTGTCCATTTTCATAAGCTTCGAAATATCTTTCTTTGCCTTTTTCTTGTCGTTCTTTTCAACATCTTTTTTTACTTTTTTAATTTGCTTGTCCACGATGTTCCCCATATGGTTTAAAAACATTTCTATCAATTTAGTAACCTCTTTACACCCGTCTACGACAAACGCATGTGGCTTTAAATTGGCTCGTGTTTTGTTAATTTGTCTCTCTAAAGATTTCAACATTCTATGTCCTTTATTTCTTTTTTTTAGGTATTTTCGCGCCTGATTTTCTAGCAACGTTTAATGCAATTGCTATAGCCTGTTTCTGCGGCTTGCCCCCTTCTTCCATCTCAGTTTTGATGTTCTGGCTGATAACTTTCTTGCTTTTTCCTTTGGCTAACGGCATTATAAACTCCTTTTTTTTAGAGGCATTATGGATAAATGTAAAGTATGCAATAATTTATTTAAAAGAAAATATCCCAAGGGCGGTTTGCGCCAAATATATTGTTCTAAAAAATGTAGATACACCGATTCATATGTAGAAAAAACTTGCATTACGTGCGAAAAAATATTTGTAAAGAATATTTTATCTACTAAGTCGGATGTGTATTGTTCTTTAGCTTGCATTCAAAGAAATCCTTGCCAGTTGTGCGGGAAAATTATAACCGGGAGAAAAACTTTTCAAAGTGGAGAAAAAATGTTTTGTTCTCGGAAATGTTCGAATTTTGTCCACAGAACTCTGAATTCTAAAATTGCATATATGGCTAAAGGCTATGCGCGCTCTATTAAAGATCATGGAAAAATCATATGTAATCGCTGTGGATATGATGATATAAATGTTTTGATAGTTCATCACCTTGATAGCAATCGTCTCAATAATGAAATTACAAATCTTGAAACGTTGTGTGCAAATTGTCATCACAAAATTCATTGGGGAGATAGTGAAAAACGCTTGAAATGCGCTCAACTGGCTCTTATGATTTCTAACCATTAATCTTGCTTTTTCCCTTCTTCAATGGCATACTGCCCCCTTAATTCAAGCGTTTTGTTGATTTCTTGGATTTCCTTATAGATAAACAACATTAAAATTATAATTACAAGTCTTGCTAACATATTTGTTCCCATCCTTCCCTTTCTTTCCAAAAGAGTATCTTATCTCCTGATTTCAACC